CACCGGAATGTGAATACACGATACAAAGCTATGATACGGCGTTTTTAAAGTCAGAAACATCAGACTATTCTGCCATTACTACTTGGGGCGTGTTCTATCCGCACGGTCGAATAAACGATAATATATACTCAGGAGATGTTGCTCATCTAATACTATTAGATTCAGTAAAACAACGACTAGAGTTTCCAGAACTAAAAAGAAAAGCCCTAGAACTTTACGAATATTGGGAGCCCGACACCGTGATTATTGAGTCAAAAGGAAGCGGCACCCCTTTAACGCAGGAGCTCCGGCAAATCGGCGTTCCTGTGCAAAACTTTACACCAAGCAAAGGCGCGGACAAAATAGCCCGGGTGAATGCTTGCACTCCTTTATTTGAGTCAGGAATGGTTTGGAAGCCTGACGAACATTGGGCAACCGAAGTGGTTGAAGAATGTGCTTCTTTTCCAAACGGAGACCATGATGACTTGGTGGATTCCATGTCGCAAGCTGTTTTACGCTTTCGACAAGGCGGTTTTGTTCGACTTCCCTCTGATTATGAAGATTATTTTGAAGGAAATCGCCATAAAAATATGACTTATTACTAGGAGTTTAATAAAAAATGAAGAAGCTGACTGTGGGTATGGCTACCTACGATGATTTTGACGGTGTGTTTTTCTCTGTTCAAGCCCTTAAAATGTATCACCCTGAAGTTATGGATCAAGTTGAAATTTTGGTGGTGGATAATAACCCCGATAGCCCAAGTGGAAAAGCAGTTAAGAAGTTTATGGAAAACTCTGTTCCTAATGGTCGTTATACAACATTTAAACAATACAAAAGTAACTTTGTTAAAGAGCGGGTTTTTGTAGAAGCAGAAGGCGAGTTTGTGTTATGTATGGATTGTCATGTGCTTTTACCACCAGGAGCTCTAAAAAAACTGATTTCTTATTATGAGTTGTTTCCCAACAGCAGAGATTTAATCCAGGGCCCCATGATGCACGATAATTTAACCGATTTTTCAACACACTTTAAGCCGCGTTGGAGAGGCATGATGTACGGAACATGGGACACGGACCAGGAGCTTTTAGAAAGAAGCGATCCTTTTGAGATACCGATGCAGGGCTGTGGTCTGTTTTCTTGTAAAAAAGAATATTGGGTGGGGTTTAATCCTAATTTTAGAGGGTTTGGTGGTGAAGAGTGGTATTTACAAGAAAAGTTTAGAAAATTTGGTGGTCGAAACATTTGCTTGCCGTTCTTAAAGTGGAACCATCGTTTTGGACGACCGGCAGGGCCGCCGTTTAAAGTTGTTATCGAAGATAAAATAAGAAACTATATTATTGGTTGGATGGAACTTTATAACGATGTATCGCATCCAGGCATTCAAGAAATGCTGCATTATTTCACAGAAGAAGGCCACGGTGAAATAGTAGATAAGGTGTTTCGTGAGAATTTCGATAGTTTCCAAAACTGGTAAGAATAGTATACTATTGTGTTAATTCTATTTAGAGAAATCATTTATGGCGATTGATAAACAAGTTCAGCCAATGGAAAGTCCCATACCTATGGACGAGTTCAACGGTCCGATGGAAATAGAACTTGAACTCTTAGGCGAAGAGGGAGAGATGATGCCGGAGGAAATGCCGGTAGAACAAGGCCCTCAATTTAATGAAAATTTAGCTGATTTTTTAGAAGCCGATGTTTTAAGTATTTTAGGTAGCGAACTCACGGCACTTTACTCTGAAGACAAAGAATCCAGGCAAGACTGGTATGAGTCGTTTAGAAAGGGTCTTGATCTTTTAGGCATAAAACAAGAAGAGCGAACACAGCCCTTTCAAGGCTCAAGTGGCGTTAATCACCCGCTTTTAGCAGAAGCCGTTACGCAGTTTCAATCTCAAGCGTATAAAGAACTTCTTCCTCCAAGTGGTCCGGTTCAAGTCCAAGTAGTGGGGGAACATAATCCAGACATAGTGTCTCAATCAACTCGTGTTAAAGAGTTTATGAATTATCAGATAACCCATGTCATGGAAGAATATGATCCAGAGATGGATTCCATGTTGTTTTATCTACCTTTATCAGGCAGTGCGTTTAAGAAAATATATTTTGACATGATGCTGGACCGTGCAGTAAGTGAATTTGTCAAAGCAGAAGATTTAGTGGTGAGTTATTCGACAACAGATTTGTCCACGTCCCCGCGTGTTACACATGTAATGACCATGACTAAAAATGATTTATTGAAAATGCAGCTTAACGGCACTTATTCACAAGTGGATCTAATGGACCCAGGGCTTATTGAAACAAATGAAGTCCAGGAGAAAATGGAAGAACTCGAAGGCATTAATCCGTCTTACGCTGAGAACAATGAGCTTTATACGATTTTAGAAATGCACGTTGATTTAAGGCTTACTGAAATTGAAGACCATGGTTTTGCTTGTCCCTATATTGTAACGATTTGTGAAGACATGAACCAAATACTGGCTATTCGTCGTAATTGGGAAGAGGGGGATCAACTTTATAAAAAAGTAGATTATTTTGTTCAATATAAGTTTCTTCCTGGTTTAGGGTTCTATGGTTTTGGTCTAATTCATATGATTGGTGGTTTAACTAAATCGGTTACGTCTATATTGAGACAGTTAATTGATGCAGGGACCTTGGCCAATTTACCTGCTGGCTTTAAAGCAAGAGGTATGAGAATACAGGGAGAAGACGAACCACTGCAGCCCGGAGAGTTCAGAGATGTTGATGTAGCTGGGGCCACGATTAAAGAATCTTTATTGCCGTTGCCTTACAAAGAACCTTCGGCAGTTTTATCTCAACTGTTAGGTATTTTAGTTGATTCCGGAAGACGGTTTGCTTCAATTGCTGACATGCAGGTTGGAGACATAGGGTCTCAACAACTACCGGTAGGTACGACCATTGCTATGTTGGAAAGAGGCACTAAAGTAATGTCGGCTATACACAAACGCTTACATTTTGCTCAGAAAAAAGAATTTAAACTTCTTGCACGAACATACGCTAAATTTTTACCTGCAGAATACCCCTATGTGACACAAGGCGGGCAACAAGTCGTTATGGCGCAGGACTTTGATGAGCGTGTCGATGTTTTGCCAGTTAGTGACCCAAACATATTTTCAATGTCGCAAAGAGTAATGATTGCTCAACAACAACTACAAATGGCTCAAGCTGCTCCCGACATCCACAACTTAAAAGAAGCGTATCGTCGAATGTATGAAGCGCTTGAAATTAAAAACCCAGAAACATTGTTTAAACCAGAGCCGCAAGTTCCAGAAGTACCGCCCAGGGATCCGATCAGTGAACAACAAGCAGTCATGTTGGGACAGCCGATTAAAGCGTTTGAGTGGCAAGATCACGAAGCTTATATCGCTTCACATTCTTCGTTTATACAGAACCCTATGGTTTCTCAAAACCAGAACGCCGTGCAAATGGTTAGTGCAAACATACAAGAACATCAAGCGATGTTGTATAAGCTCCAGATTGAAGAGGCCATGGGCCAACCTTTACCCCCATTAGAAGAGTTACAACAAATGCCGCCGGAACAATCGCAACAAATTATGAATGAAATTGCTCAAGCAGCAACCCAAGCAACAGCACAAGTTACAGGTAGAGCAGAGGCTATGGCTAAAGCTGAAGAAATCGAGAAGATGGACCCAATTATTGAGCTTCAAAGAGCAGAAATACGGCAAAAAGCAGTGGCTGCAGACCAAAAAGCAGAAGTAGATAGAGAGAAAATTGAATCTCAAGAAGCTATTGCTGAAATGAAAATTGCTCAACAGAGAGAAAAAGACGTACAATCCTCTATATTAGAGGCTGATAGAACGTATGCAGATATTTTAAACACTGTCCGAGAGGCAGACGAGAAAACTAGAGGAGAATAGGATGGCTAAGAAGTCTAAACTTTACCCAGGTCCGCAAAAAAACCCTGTCAAGTTGAATACCGACGGCGACGGAAAACTAAAAGCGGTGAAAGGCAAGGTTAAAGGTGGCGGAGCTGCCACAAAAGGGCTTAGTTTTATCCAATGGGTTAAAGAATAACCTATGGATTGGCTAACAGCGACTGAATTTTTACTAAAACAGTCCCGAACAAGACAAGAAGAACTGAAAAGCACTCTTGTGAGTGGTGGAGTTGCTGACTATGTTCAGTATCAGCGCCTTGTTGGAGAAATTGCGGGACTAAATTTCATTGAAAATGAAATAATTGGATTACATAGACGAATGGAGACCCCAGATGGCGACTGAAACAGAAAAAACTAAAACAATACCACCTTTTGTTCAAAATTTTGGCAGTGAAGAGCCAAAAAAAGAAAAACCAATCACATTTACCCCGGAGGACTTAAAAAACGGCAGTTCTGCTCATAAATTGCCTAAACCTACCGGTTATCGTATGCTAATTTTACCTTTTGCCCCTGCTGAGAAGACAAAAGGTGGGATCTATCTGGCTAAACAAACTGTAGATAGGGAGCGTTTGACTACAGTTGTGGGCTATGTTGTAGCTCTTGGACCAGATGCCTATAAAGACTCAAATAAATTTCCTGAAGGCCCTTGGTGCAAAGCAGGAGATTGGGTTATTTTTGGACGCTACGCAGGAGCTCGTATTCAGATTGATGGAGGAGACTTGCGCCTTTTAAACGACGATGAAATCTTAGCTTTAATAAACGACCCCGAAGATATATTAGGGGGTTAATGTTTACTATTGAAAAGATTCGCGCTAAACTCAAATTAATTCATGGAGGAAACCATGCCACAAGCAACAGAAGAAAACCTAGAAAAAGAAATTGAAATAGAAAACGAAGAAGAGACTACAGAAGTCGAAGTAGAAGCTTCCGGTCAGGAACACGAACAAGAGGTCGAGCAATACAGCGACAAAGTTCAAAAAAGAATCGATAAGCTTACTTATAACCAAAGAGAAGCTGAACGACAACGAGACGAAGCCGTTAGAGTTGCACAGACGCTAAGAGATCAAGTTAAAGACTTTGAACAAAAAGCTGAAAGCACCGATCAGGCCCTTTTCCAAGAATACAACGGAAGAGTAAACACTGAACTGCAACAAGCAGAAGATAAATAC